CAACAATCTATCTATAATGCACAGCGAGCTAAACAACGCCTTGGTGAAGGTGACGTACAGGGAGCTGGTGAATTACAAAAGAAAGATATAGAAACACAAAACCTAATTAACATGAGGAAATAGCATATGAGTGCTGTTACACAAAATGACTACACGCAGCAGAACAATAGTACTGTTCTGTACAATTTTACATTCCCATATCTTAAGGCATCAGACATAAAAGTTAGTCTAGATGCGGTTGATACAACGGCTTTCACATTAGCCAATGCAACCACAATACAATTAAATAGTGTTCCCGCAGTTGGAACTAAAATCAAAATATTCAGAGAAACAAGTGTTGACAATTTAACAGCAACCTTTTATGCAGGCTCCGCTATTAAGTCAGAAGATCTAAACGATAACTTTACTCAAAACTTATACGTTACACAGGAAGTTAACGGTCGTTATCTTAGTACCCTAGGTGGTACAATGACTGGTAACTTCAACATGGGTGAAGATGCTGATATTACATTTGAAGGTGCAACAGATGATGCACATGAAACTACACTAACAGTAGAAGATCCTACAGCTGATAGAACTATAACATTACCTAACGTAACAGGTACAGTTATAACAACTGGAGATACTGGAACCGTCACATCAACTATGATAGCTGACGGAAC